GGCTGAAGAAGACCCGCATCAGGGTCGGAAGCTGTCGGAGGGTGACGTCTCTGACCTCGGTCGTGACCACCTTCGACCGACCCTTGACCTCGTTCCCGAACGGGCGGGCCCAGTAGTAGTCGGTCGCCTTGACCTGGTCGGGCTCGAGGTTTTCCTCGTAGTGCTGGATCGCCTCTTCCATCATCCGAGTGACCAGGGTCTGGGTCTCGACCTCGTCCTCGTCCTCGACGTTCTCCTCGTCCGGAGGAAACTCGAGCGTGGACGCCCCCATCAGGTCTTCACCGCGGTAGGGCTGGACTTCCATCACTTTCGCCATCGTAGGCTCCTCAGACCGCAGTGTAGACGCGCTTCAGTGGCTCGCCCCAGGAGGTACGCCCCCACTCCTGGGTCGTCTTGCCGGAGCCGTTGACCAGGCCCCAGGGCTCGCTCGCGAACGTCAGAATGAAGGCGTCCGCGACGTTGGGGCTCTTGAAGCCCCTCTTCTTCATCTCGTCCTTGGGCTCGACCGCGAGCTTGCCGGTCGACATCGACTTGTACCGTGGTATGGTAAGCTCGCTCGCCAGCCGCTCGTGCGGGCAGTCACGGGAGCAGCCGCCCTTGCACTTGGGCAGCTTGCGGTCCTTGGCCGCCAGCCACTCCCGGCCCGCGAACCAGAGCTCGCTCCGCAGGTTCCTGTATCGCTCCTTGGCGGACGCGGTCTCGCTGACGTTGATGTCACGAACGGGGAGCCCCAGCTCGCGCAGCCTGTCCGCCACGCCCGCGCCGAGTCCGATCGAGTCGACCAGGATCTCGGTCGGGCGGAGATGCTGGGGCGCGGCGTCCCATTCTGACTTCACCTTGCCCGCGGTCAGCATCAGGTCGACACCGTGCCAGATCTTGATGTCCGGGTCGACCCCGAGCCGGTTGCGCTTGAGGAGGCAGTTGTCGTCGTCCCCAAAGCGGGCGACGTCGAGCCCCCAGACCTGGGGCAGGTCCCAGGGGATGACGATGTCCCGGTCCCGGGCCGAGGTGACGTCCTCGTAAGGGATGACAGTGTCCAGGTCCGCCTTCGGGAACTCGCCCAGGACCCGGATCCGGTACGCGTTGGAGTCCTCGCCGTAGCGGCGGGCAATGTCCATCACGAAGTCGTCCGTGACCCGCGTCGAGTCCTTGGCGCTGACGTGGAACGTGACCCACATGTCCCGCAGCTTGTGGTGCGTGTCGAAGAAGAAGCCGGAGCTGCGGACGGGGTTGGAAAGGAGGAGCGTCGTCACCCTGGACCCAGACATCGACCCGGACGCGGCCTCGAAGATCGCCTCGGCGATGCCCGACGCCTCGTCCGCGATCAGGAGGACCCAGCCCGCGTCGCAGTGGACGCCCTGGAGGGCCTCAGGCTTCTCCTCGCGCGCCGTACGCGCACTGAAGAAGCTGTCAGGTGGGGCGGCCAGGAGCTCGATCCGGTTCCGCTTGATCTCGTACAGGGCCCGGATCGGATCCGGGAGGCGTGCGGCGAGCGACTCCATCTCCTTGAAGAGGGCGTCCTCGAGCTGGCTCTTGGAGGGCGCGGTCGCAACCGTCGCCTGCGGGAAGCGAGTGGTCAGCTGGTGCCAGGCGAGGACGGCAGCGATCAGGGTCTTGCCCGGGCCGTGGCAGGCCCGGATGCTGATGCGGGGCTCGCCCCGCCCGTACGCTCTCAGCACCTTCTCCTGCCAGCCGTCGGGCTCGATGTCGAAGACCTCCCTGCAAAACAGGACGGGCCCCTCCTCTCCAGCAGGGGGGCCGTACCTGTCTACGAACTCCAGGAAGGGGTTAGAAGTCGTCGTCATCGAGCGGGGGGAGGACGAAGTTGGACACGCCCCGGATGAGGGCGGCGGCCCCCGCCGCCAGGAAGGCGACGAGGGCCACCAGGATGGTGATCGTGATCACGGGCTAGTAGACCCCGACGATCCCGGTCGCGGTCGCTGCCGTGACGTGGGTCGCGGCGATCGGGTGGATGACGCCGGCGGCCAGGTTCGTGAACTGGACGCTGTCGCCACCGTCCGTGGTGACCGTGATATCGCCGGAGACGCCGACGTAGATCCCCCGGATGGGGTGCGCGAGCGCGGACGCGCCGGCGGTGATCACGAACGCGTACTGGGCGGGACGGATCCAGGACGAACCGTGGGAGGGCAGGTTGGCTGGCATGTGCGGGGTTCCTTAGGAGACGGGGGTCCAGTCAGCGGGAGGGGAGTTGAACATCTTCAAGGCGGCGGGCGCCCCGTTGGCCACGGCGACGTACGCGAACGGGTCTGCGGTTCCGTCCGGGATCGTGGTGACGAGGGCAGGCGCGGTCGCGATCTGGACCAGCATCCTGGTCAGGAAGGCGGCGTCCTCAATCGTGATCCGGGGGTCGTCGTAGACGTAGTACGCGACGCCCGCCGGAGTCTTCTGCACGGGTGGGGTCTCGTTCAGGTCGACACGGGACAGGATCAGGCGGACCATCTTCCGGACCTGCGGGGTGAGCGCGTCGACGGGCGCTTTCTTGAGGGCGATGAAGGCCATGGGTTAGAGCCTCGCGAAGAGCGAGGGGAGGCCGTGAACGACCTCCTCCTCGGAGAGTGAACGCTTGAAGAGGGCCATGTGCGTGATCCCGCCACGGGAGAAGTCTGCCCCGGCGGCGCCGGCGAACAGCCGGAACCCGACCGCGTTGTCCAGGCTCCCGACCGCTGCAGCGTCCCCCGCTACGGACCAGGTGCCGTTCACTGCCCCAGCGACCTGGTTTACCGCGCGCCGTAGGCGCAGGACGCGGATGCACTCCACGCCGTCCGCCATCGCGGCAGAGGTCGAGGTGGCGAGGTCGGTACCGTCCGAGACCTGGGCGACCAGCTGCTTCGAGGTGTCGATGAGGAGCTGGTACCCTGCGTTGGCGGCTGTGGTGCCACTCTTCTTACCCGCAATTACGGACGTGGAGGCAGGGGTGCCGTACCAGCGGCCCATGACCGCGAGCGTGATCTCCTCTCCAGCGGCGACGTCGGTCAGCGCGCTGTCATCCATCGCGACGAAGTCGTCCACCTTGTCACCGAGCGCGACGTTCTTCTCCACGATCCAGGTCTGGAGCCCCGTGGTGCTGCGGTTGATCGTCACCTCCTGCCCGGTCACAGCCGTCAGCGTCGTGCGTGCGGCGTTGTAGGAGGCCAGGGCGGTGAAGTCGATGTCGAGGACCTTGGTGCCTGCGATGCCGGAGTAGATTTGGGCGGCGTAGAACTTGCCGGACATAGACAACACTCCAGCGCGCTCACCAAACACAATCCCGGTAGTAGAGGGAAAAATTGACGTTGTTCCTGCGCCGTTTACGTCTGCGCCCAACTGCGACCAGCTTGTTCCGTCTGTGGACGTGTAAAACCTGACCAAGTAGTTGCCGCCGTTATCAACATCTAGGGTAGCACGCACAAAAAGGACTTCACCGTCGGCTACCACAGGAGCCGCCGTAGACTCAATTTGAATTAGAGTTGACCCGTCAGACGTCCAAGCGAGACGCAACGTGCCCGTTGTCGGCATCACGAACAATTCATATGAACGCTGGTTTGTCGTATTGTCTTTTGCGATAAGCATTACCACCGCATCAGGCGTCCAATCCGTGAGCGCCACCTTGCACCGGATATCAATATCCCCGACGATATCCAGCGCCGCTTCGTCCGGCACCGAGAAGTAGTTGCCCGCCGTGCCTGGCAGCCACCCGTACACCGTCCCCGAGTACCACAGATTCGTCGGTTCCGCCGTCGAGGTCCCGGCCTGGTTGACCGTCACGACCTGACCCGTCGAGCACGTGAAGCTACGCGTGCCCTGGGCTTGGGTCGAGAAGTCCGCGTCCAGCACCGTCGTCCCACCGATGGACGACTTGATGATGGCGCGGTAGATGGTGCCGGTGACTGGATTCGACGTGCCTGCGTCAATCGCTCCGATCTCAAATATGGCAGTTGATGCGTAGATGGTCGCCAGAGCAATCGCCTGGTCCGTACCTAGCTGCACCCAAGACGGGGTACTAGCCGTGCCGCCCAGGAAAAACTGCACCCGTCCGTCTGACGCTCTCCATGTGACCCGAACCCATTGCGGGGTAGCATCAGTTACACCCGTTGCCGCGGAAGATGTGGCAGTAGTAACGGCGGTACCATTCGCAGAAATCAATAACGCCAGGGTGCCCGCCGCGTTTACCCGCAGCAGCCACGACCGTTGGTTTCCAGTGGTCGTATATTTACCGATTGGGTTGGGAACAGCGGCAGATGTCCAGTCAGTCAGCACCACCAAGCACTGAGCATCAAGCTCTGTACTCGGCCAAGTCGTACCTGCTGACGGCACGCTCGCATAGTTCTCCGCGATCCCTGGCAGGATCAGCCCCCGATCCCCGCTCGTGGTGTCCCCGATCAGGGCTTTCTTGACCCAACCGTACCAGCCGTGCAGCCCGCGGCCTACGCGCAACGAGCCCGGCCCGTTCGGAGCCAGGTCGATGGCGGCCCCGGTCGTGGAGCTGTAGGAGGGGAGAGCCCAGAGGGCGAGGGCTGCAGCGAGAAGGTTGCCGCCACCGCCGGCCCCGCCCTGTGACATGCTGATGGAGGGGGAGATCCCGATCCCGAGTCTGCTCATCTCGCGCTCCTGGCTGGAAATGGAGTCATGGAATCAGGGTAGCGGGGATCGGAGGGGGCGGGGAGTTGCGGGGGAGGCAAGGGCGGTGTCAGGGCTGGATTTTTCCTGGGGGATTTTTCCGGGCGTCCGGGAGTCCCAGCGGGTGCGTGGGCAGCTGCCCCGGCGGGGGGCCCCAAGGCGGGGGGCCGACCGTGTCACTCCAACACGCTGGCCCCGGGCTGGCGATCATTCAAGCTTCGGGTTAACATAATAGATATTATAGGGTGGTTGTGGTCGAGCCTAAACCTGTTGTGCGAGCAGGCACATCGCCGATTCATGCATATGCGTGCATCTGGGCAGTGATAGACTATACATCCGGGATGCATGGAGATGCAGGTGAATCGGATATCAGCATGCGAATATCCGGTCTCGGGCGCACAGGATCAGTGTCGCAGAGTACTCTGTCCCGCGGAGTAGTTCGCGGTTCATGAACACCGAACGTGAGATCCCAGTTGGCCTCGAGATCGGAGTCCTTGACCAAGGACGGGCGACGACTCGAGCCCTTACCCACGGCTCACACCCCATGCCCGTGCCCAGGCCAGAGCCACGAGCAGCGGGCCAAGTGTGTCCATCATCCCGTCCACTGCCCAGCCCACGCGCTGGGCGCGAGGATGCGTCCACGTGTTGGGCGCGCCCCACGTCGCACCCCACAGCTCACGCACCACGTAAGCAGCGAACGCGCACCAACCAAGGAGGGCGGCGCCAAACACGAACGACTCCGGCACCAGGAAGGACAGCAGCCCACCATAGAGCGATACACCGAACGCTATCAGCCCGTGATGGACCCAGGAGACCTTGTCGCCTGAGTTGTTCCATTGGAACCAGGACGGGAAGTGCGTCTCAAGTCCATCAGCCCAACGGTTGGCAGTCCGGAACTGATCCATCACCAGCCACAAGACCAACGGTAGATGGCAGATCACGAGTGTCCAAGCCTGTGTGCTCACCACGCCCCCTCTTCCTGTAGGATGATCACCCTCCGCAGCATAGCAGCGGTCACCGTCGTCACGTCGCGCCCATCACCGGACACATGCTCGTCGAGGAACGACTCAGCCTGGAGTGTGATGAACCTGTCCGTGCGCTCCCGGATCCAGCCCACAGTCTTCACTCTAACGGGGGTCACCCTCTCGTCCTCATGGACGTGGTGAGCCCAGCTCGCGTCGAGCCAGTAGCAGATGACGAGCTGACCCACTCGCAACCTCGTGGGCACGCGCTTCATACCACGACTCGACCATCGATGTCCTCGATGAACCAGTCCCACGGAAACCAGGACCAGGGATCGGTCTTCCTGCCCGGACTGACATCAGAGTGCCGGGCGACATCGTACGTGGGGGAGAGCTCGTACTTGTGGCAGAGACGAGCCACGAGGTCGGCGCCGGCCTTCAGCTGCGCCTCACCGTACTCCTCCCCTCCCGTCCCGTCATTCGCGAAGGCGACGCCCAGGCTCATGTGGTTGACGGAGCCGAGATGTGAGCAGGCGGGCCAGGTGCTCTTCCCCGCGTGCCAGGCCTTGTCCTCATCCCTCACCAGCTGAGTGACCGTGCCCTGCCGGCCCACCAGGTAGTGGTAGCTCACCCTACTCTTGGGGTTCAGGATCCAGGAGACTGTGCCTTCATCGCTCCTACCCGCGTCCCCGTGTACAACAATGAGACGGATCGGCATACCCTGGCGCGAGCTTACGTTTGGCGAGTACATCACTCCCCCTCCATCCGGCGTGGGCCACCGCGAGCACGAACCGCGTCATACCCGAACTTCCCCAACGCCGTACCGGGCGCAGTGATGTTGAACGGGCTGGCGTCCTTCAGGAGCAGCGAGAGAAGGAACGCCAGGAGGACCACGAGCACGGCGATCATCAGAGCCCGGTTGCCCTCCTTCCCACCATCAGCCCAGAAGCTCATGGATGTCCTCCTCTTCCGAGTCCTCCACCACCTCCGCCGGCGCCAGCTCGAGCGGCACCTCCACCGGTGCAGCCACGGCCACGTACCCCGGCCCACGAGCTCTCAGCGCATCCAGGTGGAGTGACCCGATCGAGACGTTGACCGCGATCTGGCCCTTCCCCCCGTACTGCTCCCGGTCCCGGATCTCCGCCTGCCACTGGGCGTACTTGGACCGTGCCACGGCGAGCGTGACCTCCGGCGCCTTCAGCTCCACCGCACCGCACTCGTGCAGGTCCTGGAGGATCTCCTCCCCCTGCTCCTCCTTCGCCACGGCGGACAGCTTCCGGGCTTCCGCGTACGCCCTCTTCCGGTCCTCTCCCCCTGCATTGATCCAGGTGTACAGGTAGGGCCGGGAGCAGCCGAGCTGGGCCGCTACCTCCTTGAGGGCCATCCCATCGGCCACCATCGTGAAGATCCAGGCGTCCCCGCCATGGGCCAGCACGGTCGCCTCCATCTCCCTGAGCATCGGTCGTCCGCCAGCCATGTCGCCCTCCCGGGGGGTTGTAGTCTGCTCCTCGGCCCCCAAGGTAGTGTCTCACGACCTCCCCAAGGATTGCCAACCTGGCCCACCCCTACTCCCACAACGATCCGAGCGATCCTGAGCGATCCTGAGCGATCCCAAAACACGATCGCTCGCCCAACACGCCTACTCTCCCAACGAAAAGAGCAATCTGAGCGATTGAGCAGTCATTTCCGAAAAGGCTCTATATAGCGTGTACACGTATGAGCGTATACATGAATGCACAGATCTCTTTTTACTACTACTACTATAAAAAACTGCTCATTCCTGCTCTATCGCTCAAAGCCTTCTCTCCCAAGCCCTCCCGGCCGAGCGGTTTTCAACGCCCCCCTCCGAAGATCGCTCAATCGCTCACCCGCCAGGCTGAGGCAGGCCTCAACCGTAACGATCGTGTAACAAGGTACCGGGGTGGCCCCGTTACCCCCTTGACAACCCCTGGGGCCTGCCTATCTTTGTGGCAGGTTCAGACCGACCCCCTCCGACAGGAGAACCACCACGATGAACGCGGCCCAGGCCAAGCGCAAGCTGACCGCTCTCAAGCGGCTGCGGAGCCACGTTGGACACCACGAGCCCTGCCACCGCTGCGGCGGTGCCGGCGGCTACGCAGGCTGGCCCGGCTTCACCTGCTTCCGCTGCGGGGGCAAGGACAGCCGTTCTTTCGAGTGGGTGGTCGAGCGGTACTGGCCCACCGTCGAACTTGAGGAGCAGGCGGCCTTCTTCCAGGCGATCATCGACAAGGAGGCCGCCCTCCAGGCAGGGATCCAGGCCGCCGAGCAGGCCCGCCTCCAGCTGGAGCGGGACCACGCGTACGCCCTCCAGGAGGACGCGGAGCGTGACGCGGGGACCAACGCCCCCCAGGGCCGGCTCCAGGTGACGGGTGAGATCCTCGGCTCCCGCTCCCAGGACTGGGGGTATGGGACCACGACCAAGATCCTCGTCAAGACGACCGAGGGCTGGAAGCTGTGGCTCACCCTCCCCTCCGGGATCTATGGAGCCCAGAGGGGGGACACGGTCACGTTCACGGTCACCGTCGAGCCCTCCGAGAAGGACCCCAGGTTCGCGTACGGCGTCCGGCCCACGAAGGCCTCCATCGTCACCCGCGCCCCCCAGGAGGACGCATGACACGCCCCGACATCCAGTTCGAGGACCACGGGACCCTGGTCCTCTTCAGGGCCAGCTCTGCCCTGGGCAGGGCCTGGGTCCGGGACCACGTCAACGAAGTCCCACAGTACACGATGGTCCACGCCGGCTGGATCGCTGCCGACCACCGCCCCGCGCAGTCCATCCTGCGTGGAGCCCTACTCGACGGGCTGAAGGTCGAGACCACTCGAGCCACCCCCAACTGAACGAGGGAACCACCATGGCCCGATGCACCAAGATCCTCCCCGACCCCACCCCCCTCACCCTTCGCGACCTGAAGCTGGGCGACACGTTCGCCTACCGCAAGCGGGTGCGCAACACCCGCACGTGTCTCAGCGACATGCCCGACCGCTACATGCTGACCACCGCCGGCGTCGTCTGCACCCGCGGCGGCGCGGCGGGCATGGTCACCGTCAACATCCTCGACATCAACGACCGTTACCAGGTGGTCGAGGTCTTCGACGTCTACCGCGCCGGGCTCCGGGTGCTCCCCAAGCCGGCGGAGGCGACGTACGCCCTCACCCTGTCCCAGGACGAGGCCCAGGCCCTGCGGAACGTGTGCGGCGCCGTCAGCCAGGACGCGCAGAAGGTGACCGGGTCCGTCCTCCCCATCCACCTCGCCTTGGTCGACGCAGGCCTGCGCCGCACGGACGACAAGTTCAACGTGCTCGTGATCCCGTGATCCGCAAGCCCCGCTGACGAGCCCCCCGGCACGGGGCGAAACAGGGAGCCCTGCTCCCCGTCCAGGAAGCCAGACCACCTCCATCAGGAGAGACACCGTGTTCGGCAACACCGGCTACCACTACTTCACCACCCCCGAAGAGACCGAGCGGGCACGGGCCGCGGTCGCGGCACGGACCGCCCAGCGCGCCCAGGACGCCGCCGACGCCCAGGCCCTGGTCGAGGCAATCTCCACCCTCCCCCAGGGCAAGCAGGGCTTGTGCCGGCGGCTGCTGGCGCACGTCGCCAGCTCCCACACCTCCAGGAAGACCAAGGTCAGGGCGCTCACCCAGCTCGCCATCGAGACGGGCGCCATCCGCTCCACGGAGGTCGCCCAGCTGGCGGCGACATACCCCTCCACCATCCACGCCCCCACTCTGGCCACGATCGAGGCCTCGGCCCTGGTGGGTGAGGAGGTGTCCCCGTGACCCTCCCCACCCTCCACCCGGAGCAGTACGACAACCTCCGGGACCACCACCAGCGCCGGGCGCGCCTGGTCGTGCTCACCCCGGGCGAGTACGCCTCCGCCCGTGGCCTGATCCAGTACCTCCGCCTGTGCGTCCCCCAGGGCCGCCTCCAGGACCTCCCCGTCGCCGACGGTGCCGCCCTCACCCTCCGTGTGTCACACTGCCCCCTGGACGTGATACGGGAGAGTGTATACTACCTGGAGGACGTGATCCGGAACCGGGTGGGGCACGCCGTCCGGTCCGGGAGCACCAGCTGGAACGCGTACGGCCCCCACAAGCACCTGGCCCTCAAGATCCGGACCAACGTCGGCTACGTGGCCCCCGTCCCCACCCTGGAAGAGCTGGACCGGACGGCTGTCGCCCACCGCCCGATCTACGACGCCCCATGAGGACCACCCAGAACGCAGCCGACGCCGCCCACCGGATCGCTGAAGCGCACGGGTTCCGCCTGGTCTCCTCCGGACGGGGATGGATGCTGTCCCGGCTGGCGGAGGCCGAAGTCCTGGACTGGGCGACCCCCATGTCCGCCGTCGAGGCCCTGGGTACCATGCTCGACATCGTCGTCCTGGAGAAGCACTCCACGTACGCCGACTGCTGGATGACGTGCATGTACCTCCCCCGGGTCGACACCTCCGGAGGCTGGACCTTCCCCGACGACGACACCTGGGCGGGGTCGTCCGTGAAGCGTATGCTGCGCGACGCGGAGCGCGCCGGCCACCTCAAGCGAAGGGAGTACGGGATATGAGAACCAAGATGTTCTCGCTCCCGGAGATCGCGGCACGCAGGGTACCCGCGATCCTCGAGGACACGAAGGACGGAACCCGGTGGGAGATCGTCCAGCACGAGCTGGGCGGACTGTTCATTGGCCGCCTGGTCAGCAGTCCTGTGGCGGAGCCAGTGCTGTGGCGCTGGCGGGAAACAACTGGCGGAAGGCGGGGGGTGTGGGAGATCACGAACTGTGAGCCCTCGTTCTCGACGACGGGGCACGGAGCGGGGCGTACCTGGGAAAAGCAGGCACTCGTCCCCACCCCTCTGGAGGAGATTTCCTGATGCCCGCACACCTGAAGTACGACTTCGAGGAGATCGCCCGCCTCCGGGCCCAGAACGTCCCCTGGGACCAGATCTCCGAACAGATGTCCGCCCCCTCCGGGCCATCGCTGCAGTCCACGTTCTCACACTGGACCAAGCGTGTGGGGATCCCTTCCGCCGAGCCGGCGGAGCTCCGCAAGATCCAGGGCGTCCAGGACGCAGACCTCGGGGTTGACGGCGACTCCGTCGTCCTGACCGAGGCCCAGGTATCCCGGATCACCACCCTTGAAGACCTGACCACGTTCTTCCACGTCGACACCGAGCGATGGTCGATCCAGGGCTACCGGGTCAACAAGTGGGAGCAGGCGAGCGACAAGAAGGGGATCGTCCCCCTCTACCAGGTCCGGGCCAACCTCGTCCCCCGAGTCTCGCCCGACCTGGTGGCCGACGTCAGGGCCGACATCCAGGCGATGCTTGCAGAAGTCTCCGCCGCACGGAGCGTTGTGCAAGTCTCGCCAGCCCCCCGGATCCCGGGTGGTGGCGACCCAGTCCTGGCCGTCGTCAACGTCTACGACCCCCACGTTGGGATGCGCGCCTGGGGTGAGGAGACGGGCCAGGGCAACCAGGACCTGGCGATCGCGGTCTCCGACTATGAGGCCGCGGTGGAGGAGCTCCTGTCGATCTCCCGCCTCTACCCGGTCGAGGAAGTCCTGTACGTCGTCGGGCACGACCTGTTCCACTTCGACCAGGCAGGCCTCAACCTGGTGGGGGGTGCCACCGCGCGCGGCACGCCCCAGGACGTGGACACGCGCCAGGAGAAGCTGTTCACCACCGTCCGGAAGCTGGTCATCCGCTCCATCGACCGCGCCCGGACCGTGGCCCCGGTGCGCGTACGCTGCGTGCAGGGCAACCACGACCCGCAGCAGGTCTACCGGCTGGGTGAGGTCCTGTCCGCCTGGTTCCGGCACGACCCGGACGTCACGATCGAGTACGGCCCGAAGAAGCGTACCTTCCACGGCTGGGGCAGGAACGCATGGATGTTCCTCCATGGCGAGGAGTACCTCCGGCAGCGCGACAGCCTGCCCCTGATCTTCGCGACCGAGTGCCCTCCCGACATCTGGGTCAACAGCACCCACCGAGAGGTCCTGACCGGGCACAACCACCGCGCGCTCGCCGGCAAGTACCACCCCACGTCCGACCTTGACGAGCAGCGCGGTATCCGGGTACGTTCCCTCCCCGGGCTGACGTCCCCCGACGCATGGCACACGGAGAAGGCCTTCCTCCACACCCGGGCCGCGACCCTGATCTGCTACCGCAAGAGCGGCGGCGTCGTCGGCCTCCACGAGTTCAACCCCACCTCGAGGTGAAGACCATGGACTGCTGCCAGTACCTCCAACGCTCCGCAGCCGACAGGCTCGACTCCGGTCTCCGGCGCATGGAGCGATTCCGTGGCGAAGACGACGTCCGCGGCACACGCAGCTCGTGCAACGCCGTCGCCGGCATCCACCGCACCAAGATCATCCTCTACGCCCACATCCCGTCCTACATCCCCCGCCGCAAGGAGGCCTAGTCCATGCTCTCCCTGTCCTCAGAGCCCGTGGTGTCCCGCGCCAAGCCCGCCCCCTCCGAGCAGCCGGGGCCGCCCAAGCCGGGCCGCGTGATGAGCCTCCTGGTGCGCTGGGCGACCCTGCTCCTGGCGCGGTACAACCTGGTCCCGGTCCCGGTTGAGGACCTGGCCTACCTGGGGAACGCGTTCGAGCACGTCATGACCTCCCAGGCGATCCAGGGCCCCTTCCACGGCGCCAAGCAGGAGCGCCTCCTGAACAGCCGGAAGCGGGTCGAGTTCTGGTGCGGCAAGTCCGTCCAGAAGATCGTCGGCCTCCTCAAGCGGCCCGAATGAAGACGATCAAGGTCCTCCTGGACCTGACCCCGGACGGCGCCAGCCTGGTCGTGTCCGCCCTCCTGGCGTCGTCCAGGAACAGGGCGACGGGCCCGGTCGCGTGCGCCGTGCTCCGCCACATTGCTGCCGCGATCACGACCGAGCTGGAGACGACGGCAGTCCTCGACCGCCTGGAGGCGGCCAGGAGAGAACACCACCCCACCGTGAGGGAGGACAGGACGTGAACGTCTACGACGAGGTCTGGGCCCGATACAAGCGGGTGCCCGTCCGTGGGGAGTGGGCGCGTAAACTGCGCTCCCGCCTCCAGGCCGCCGGCATCAGTCAGGGCCAGCTGTCGAGGGAGTCCGGGTACGACGCGTCCCACGTCAGCCGCTGGCTGGGTGGGCGGGTGGAGCCGGCGCTCGAGGCGAAGCTGGTGCTGGACGAAGCGTTCGACCGACTCACCCCCAACGGAGCTGACAATGCCTGACGACAAGTACGCCGTGCCCGTCGACGTCCCCGCCCCCGAGATGCCCAAGATCCACCCCTCCCTGGCGGCTTCCCTGCTGGCGTGCCTGTACACTGCGGCGAACCTCCCACTGTCCGCGAACTTCTTCCTGGACGTCATCCTGGCCGGCCTCGACCCAGACCAGGCCGCGGCCCTGGAGGAGGCGATGGGTTCCGACGCCGTCCTGAACAGCGCGAACGCCGACGCCCAGGCGGTCAACGACTACCCGGAGCACGTCATCAGGTACGGCGAGATCCAGTGAAGGCGTCGTCCGCGAAGGCCAAGGGTCGCCGGCTCCAGAACCGGTTCGTGGAGGCCGCGACCGCAGCCCTCCACCTGGAGCCGGGCGACCTGCGGCCCGCGATCATGGGAGAGACGGGGGAGGACATCAAGCGTTCCCCCGCGGGCCGGCGCGCCTTCCGCTACTCCGTCGAGTGCAAGAACCAGGAGGCCCTCAACGTCTGGTCGGCGATGAAGCAGGCCAAGCAGAACGCGGGCCCTGAGGACGAGCCGCTCCTGGTGTTCACCAGGAACCACGAGGACGTGTACGCCGTGGTGCGCGCTTCGCACCTCCTCGAGCTGCTCGCGGGGAAGATTCGGTGAACACTGACACGAAGTACGTCGAGGACGGTTTGGGGAACTGCGTCGCCATCCGGGTGAAGCGGCAGGAGGATGGAAGGACGCTCGCGTCCCGGATCGCGGCCCCCTTCTGGTGGCTGACGGGGAAGCTGTTCGGCCACGTCAGGGTGCAGACCGCGGAGCAGGCCGAGATCGCGCGGCTGCACCTTGAAGTGGAAGACCTCCGGCGGACGCTGGACGCGGAGCGCGCCCGCTTCAGGAGCCGTGTCCAGGACGTCGTGGGATACGTCACAGCCAGCGAGCGGGATCCATTCCTGGCGCAGCAGCGGCAGGCGCAGATGCTGGACTCCCTCCTGGGCAAGTCCATGTCCTGGCAGCAGCAACAGATGTACTCCGCGATGAACGACCCCCGCCGTGGCCTGGGCGGGATCTCTGGCCTCCTTGGAGGGCTGGGCCTGTGAATACGCTCTACCCCTACCAGGACGAGGGAGTCCGTTTCCTCCGCGACCGCAACCGCGCGTATCTTGCGGACGGGATGGGGCTGGGGAAGACGGTTCAGGCCGCGGTCGCAGCGTACCAGCTCAAGCTGCACCGGGTGCTCGTGATCGCGCCCGCGTCCGCCCTGGAGAACTGGAGGAGGGAGTGGTCCGCCTGGGGCCCGAAGACATTCTCCTTCGGGGCCATCTCCTACGCCGACACCCACCTCCGGGAGGGCAGGGTCAACGGGTCCGACTGGGACCTGGTCATCCTGGACGAGGCCCACTACTGCAAGAACCACAAGGCGAAGCGGACGCTGGCCGCTCTCAAGGTGGCCCGTGCCGCCCCCCGCGCCTGGCTCCTGTCTGGCACGCCCATGCCTAACAACACGGGCGAGCTGTACGCCGTCCTCCGGATGCTTTGGCCGGAGAAGGTGGACGCCCTCGGCATCCGCACCTTCTGGCAGTGGTTCAACCACTTCAACCACTGGACCCAGACCCGGTACGGCCCCAGGGCGTACGGGGTCAAGAACGGGGATGAGCTCCGATCCATCCTGTCCGGGATCATGCTCCGCCGCCGGCTGGAGGACGTGGCGATGGACCTGCCCGACCTCCGGATCGAGACCTCGCTCCTGCCCCGGGACCCGGCGTTTGCGAAGATGTTGGCGGATGCCGGCGTGAACCCGGACGACCCGGAGGGTTCGACGTCGCGCCTGCGCCACATCCTGGGGAGCTACAAGGCGCCCAAGGTTGGGGAGATCCTGGCCCGCGAGCTGGAGGACGGGGCGTACTCCAAGATCGTCGTCCTCGCATACCACCACATCGCCCTGGACGACCTGCGTACGATCCTGGCCCCGTTCGGTGTGGTCGGGTTCGACGGGGGCGCACCCCAGCCGGAGAGGCAGCGGGCGATCGACCGATTCACGAACGACAAGTCCTGCCGCGTCTTCCTCGCCCAGCAGAACGCGGCAGGGATCGCGATCAACCTCCAGGCTGCTCACGAGATCGTCCTCGTCGAGCCCGCCTGGACCCCGGACGACAATCTCCAGGCGATCAAGAGGATCCACCGGATCGGGCAGGACAGCCCGTGCCGTGCCCGGATCTTCGCCGTCGCGGGATCACTAGACGAGGCCGTGATGGGCGTCGTCGCGAACAAGCTGCGGATGCAGCGGGAGGTGGGACTTGCATGAGGTGACCGATCTCGCGGGTATTGCCCGCGCGCTGTCGAGGGTGCAGAGATGGAACGGGGACACGATCGTCCCCTGGACCGTGCTCCAGCACACGCTGGCCGGGCTGGCCCTGATCCCGGACATCGAGGTCGTGCCCGCCACGTACTGGATGCTGCACGACTCCGAGGAGTCCCTGACGGGTGACGTCCCCAAGCCGTTCAAGACGGCGGAGCAGGTCACGTTCGGGGACGCCATCCGGAACCAGATCCTGAAGAGCATGGGCCTTCCGGCGCCCGACCCGGGCGCGTTGGCGAGGATCCAGGTGATGGACGAGCGGCTGGCGGCTGCGGAGGCGCAGGTCCTGTGCCCGCTCAAGATCCGCCAGGCGTTCCCGCTCTACGACGAGGAAGCGTTCAAGGTCGTCATGGGCCTGCTCGACATGAGCCCGCGCCAGGCGATCGAGGAGTACCTGGAGGCGGCGGACAGGCTGCTGTCTCTTCCCACGATCAAAGCGATGGCAAGGAGGGCGTGATGGCCAAGTACATTCAGATCAACCGCGTCGACAACGGGTTCATCTTCGGCATCCAGCCGGAAGAGGACTACCGGGGTCAGGAGCAGGAGCCCATCGTCCGCGTCTACCCCGCCGACCGTGACGGGGTGGAGGAGATGCTGGACGAGATCCAGTTCCGCCTGGACATCTCCGACCAGGTGACGGAGTACGTCCCCAGAGAGAACGCGGACAACTCGCCCGTCACCCGCCAGCTGGTCACGGGCTACTTCACGGCGGACGAGCTGATGGAGATCGTGACCAACATGCGCTACAACGAGCGGGACGGATGCTGCGAGGAGCCGGAGGTGGCCTTCCATACGGCGTTCGCTGAGAGGGAGATCTAACCCATGCCCGCGCTCAAGATCATCATCCCGAAGCAGGTCTTCACACTCTCCACGACGGAGGATGATGACGACGATTACGGGGAATACTTGGCACGAATCATCCACCAGGAGATGAGGGACCAGCTCCGCGCTGCGGTCAAGCGGGCCCTCAAGCCTGTGGCGGATGGGGTGGAGAAGCGGCTCGCGGACAGGGCGTCGGTGCTCCTCCAGCTCGCCCTCGACAAGAGCGACGGGATGAAAGACGACGAGGTCATCGCCGCCCTGTTCGCGGGGAGCGTCTGATGCCCCCCAAGAGCCACGCCAACCTGGGCGCGTCCAAGTCCGAGCGTTGGATGAACTGCCCCGGGTCGGTCGCTGCAGAGGCGGGCCTGCCCGACGTCAGCTCGCCGTACGCCCTGGAGGGGACGGCGGCTCACGCCCTCGCCGAGCGCGCCCTCCATAAGGGGCTCGACGCCGACGTCTGGCTGGAGACCGAGATCCACGGGGTCACGGTCACGGAGGAGATGGCGAACGCTGTCCAGGTCTTCCTGGACCACGTCCGCACCCTCGTCCAGTACGAGGACGACAAGCTCCTGATCGAGCACGAGTTCGACCTGTCCGAGCTGAACCCGCCGGGGCCGATGTACGGCACGGGCGACGCCGTGGTCTGGAGCCCGCGCCGGCGGACGCTGTACGTCTGCGACTACAAGCACGGGCGAGGGGTCGCGGTCGATGCGACCGAGAACAGCCAGCTGGGGTACTACGCCCTGGGCGCGGTCATCAGCCTCAAGAAGCGTCCGGACGTGGTCGTGATGACGATCGTCCAGCCGCGTGCGTTCCACCCGTCCGGGATCGTGCGCTCGACCGAGATGTCGTTCGGTGACCTGGTCTCCTTCAAGCGCGACCTGTGGAAGGCGGCGGAGGCGACCCTGGCCCCGGACGCGCCCAAGGTCGTGGGCGACTGGTGCCGGTTCTGCAAGGCGATGGCGACCTGCCCCGCGCAGAGGGCGCACGCACTGACGGTCGTGGAGGCCGAGTTCGACCTGGAGCCACCCCCGGCGCTGCCGGCCCCGGAGCTCCTGGACGAGGGCGCCATCCAGCGCGTGCTGGCCGGGGCCGGCCTGGTCCGGGACTGGCTGTCGTCCATCGAGCGCCACGTCACGGGGATCCTGGAGGCGGGTGGCTCCTTCCCCGGGTACAAGCTGGTCCCCAAGCGTGCCACCCGGAAGTGGGCTGACGGGGTCACGGAGGAGACCCTGCACGAAGCCCTGGGTCTCAAGTCGGACGACCTCTACGTCAGGAAGCTGGTCTCCCCCGCCCAGGCGGAGGGGAAGATCAAGGAGCTGTACCCCGCCGGCGTCAGGCCCCCTCTCCCTGAGGGGCTGGTGGTCAAGGAGTCGAGCGGTTACAATCTGGCCCCTGAGCAGGACCCCCGCCCGGCGGTTGGACCGGGTGCGGTAGGGTTCGCGTTGGAGGACGCGCCGCCCGCCGCAACACCGAGTGTTCCGAGCGTTCCGAGCAAACCCCGCAGACCGAGGAAGAAGTCATGAGCAAGCAGATCGTCACACCCCCCGCCATCCTGTCCTACCCCCACCTGTTCAAGCCGCAGGCGCCGATGGAGGAGGGCGGGAACGCGATGTACGGAGCGGTCCTGGTGTTCGCGAAGGACACCGACCTGCGCGAGCTGAAGGCCGCCGCGCTCGAGGCCGCCACCGAGAAGTACGGCGACAAGGCCGCGGGCATGATCCGCTCCGGCAAGCTGAAGTGGCCCTTCCGGACGGACGAGGACAAGGGCTACCCGGAGGGGTCGTGCTTCATCTCCCCCCGCTCGAAGGACAGGCCGCTCGTCGTCGCCCGCTACAAGAGCCCGGTCGACGGCAAGGCGGAGGAGATCACGGACGAGGCGGTGGTCTACGCCGGCGCGATCGTGAAGGGCCTGGTCAAGGCCTACTGTTACGACCGGAGTGGGAACAAGGGTGTCACGTTCGGGCTCAACGGTATCCAGAAGTGGGCGGACGGTGACCGCCTGGACGGGCGCGTCTCGGCCCGTGACGCGTTCGACGCCGAGGAGCCGGTCGCTGCCGACCTGTCCGACATGACGGGCGAGGAGGACGACGAGGAGACGCCGGCCCCGGAGCCCGCGAAGAAGGGCAAGGGGAAGAAGGCCCCGAAGGAGGACGACCTGTCCGACCTGCTGGGCTAGTAGGGTAGGACGGAAGAGGACGAAACGTCCTACTTCAGTAGTCCGGGGCGGCGGGTGTCAAGGCCTGCCGCCCCACTTCCCCCGCCTCCGGAGCGCCCAGTGCCAGTCCTCTCCATCGACTTTGAAACGCGCAGCACGGGAGACTTGAGGAAGAGCGGGGTCTACCCCTACGCCGCCCACAAGGACACCGACGTCTGGTGCCTGGCCTGGGCGATCGATGACGAGGACCCGGGGGTGTGGACGCCTTCGCTTGGTCGCTGGGTTCCCGAAGAAGTTGAGGACCATGTTGCCGAGGGCTTTGAGGTCCGCGCATGGAACGCGCAATTCGAGCGGACGATCTGGAACGAGATCATGGTGAAGAGGTACGGCTTCCCGCCCCTCTCGATCGACCAGGTCTACGACACGGCGGCGGACGCTGCCGCGATGTCTCTCCCCCGCTCCCTCGACCAGGCCGCGCGCGTGCTGGGGCTCCCGGTTGAGAAGGACATGGCCGGCCACCGCCTGATGATGCAGATGGCGAAGCCCCGGAAGAAGATCCCCCTCACCTGGTGGGACGACCCTGACAAGCTCGCCCGCCTCATCGAGTACTGCCGCCAGGACGTCCGGGTGGAGCGGGAGATCGCGAAGCGGATCCGGCCACTCAGCAAGAGCGAGCGCAGGGTGTACGTCCTGGACCAGGTCGTCAACGACCGGGGCGTGGGCCTGGACCTCCCCCTGATCCATGCCGCGGGCAAGATCGTCCGCGAGGGCACCCGCCGCGCGGACGAGGAGCTCCGGGAGCTGACCGCCGGCGCCGTGTCCGGAGCCACCAAGGTCGCCGATCTCACCCGCTGGCTCCAGGCCGCCGGGGCAGAGCTCGACGACGTCCGCAAGGACACCATACGCGACTTCCTGAACCAGGCGGAGGGCATCGTTCAGGATGACGTCCGCCGCGTGGCCGAGCTGCGGCAGGAGACGGGCAAGAGCTCCACGTCCAAGCTGGGGGCGATGCAGGCCGCCTCCTGCCCCGACGGGCGTGCGCGTGGCCTGCTCCTCTACCACGGGGCGGGGACGGGGCGCTGGGCGGGCAAGCTGATCCAGCCCCAGAACTTCCCCCGGCCCGCGATGAAGAGACCCGAGGTATATATACCACGGGTCTTGGCGGGCGAGTTCGACATGATCGAGATCGAGGAGCCGGCGCTGCTCGTGATCTCCTCCCTCCTCCGGTCGATGCTCATCCCCGCCCCCGGCCACCGCTTCCTCTCCGGCGACTACAGCCAGATCGAGGCGAGAGTGGTCGCCTGGATCGCGGGGGAGCGGAAGCTGGTCGAGGCGTTCGCCCGGGGTGAGAAGGTGTACGAGCAGATGGGCGCCGCCTACTCCGGCAAGCTGCTGGACGAGATCACGAAGGACAGCGAGGAGCGCCAGGTCGGCAAGAACAGCGTCCTGGGTTGCGGGTTCGGGATGGGCGCGGATCGGTTCGCGGAACAGGTCTGGACCCAGTCCGGGATCCGGCTGGACCGTGGAGCGCGCGACGAGGAGGGCCGCCTGCTCAAGGGCGAGGTGGACGTCGCACAGCTGATCATCGACACCTACCGCGGCCTGTACACGATGATCCCGGCCTTCTGGAGGGAGATCAACTCTGCAGCGATCGCCGCCGTCCGCTTCCCGGGGGAGACCTATACCTGCGGCAAGGGCGCCACGATCAAGTGGTCCGTCCGGGGCCAGTTTCTGTGGTGCGTCCTCCCCTCCGGTCGACCCCTGGCGTACGCTCTGCCCCGGCTCGAGGAGAGGACGGTACGCCCCAAGAACAAGGACCCGTTCACGGTGACCTCGGTCACGTTCATGGGGGTAAACTCCGTGACCCGGAAGTGGGAGCGGTCCGCCGGGTACGGAGGGCTGTTCACGGAGAACGTGGTGCAGGCGATGGCTCGTGACATCATGGCTGCAGCTATGCTGCGCGTGGAGGACGCGGGCTACCCGGTGGTACTGACGGTACACGACGAGATCGTTTGCGAGGTCCCCGACGAGCACGGCTCACTGGAGGAGCTCTTGAGACTGATGACTGTCCTGCCGCCCTGGGCGGAGGGTCTACCCGTAGCCGCCGAGGGCTGGGCGGGGGAGCGTTACCGTAAGTGAGCCTCCGCGACAGCGTCCTCGTTGGACCCGTGGAGAAGAGCATCGCGGTGGCCCGCATGGAGGAGCACCACTACTCTGGGTCCGTGGTGTGGTCTTCCCACACCCATCACGGGGTGTGGCTCGATGGCACGCTCGTGGGTGTCCTCCAGTACGGGCCGATGATGAACCCCAGGGTGACGCGGACGTTCACGACGCTCTCACCCCGGGAGGTTGTGGAGCTGAATCGGATGTACTTTGAGGACGGGCACCCACAGAATCTGCCGTCCTACGCGATCGCTGCGTCCCTTCGGCTGCTCCGTGCGGCCCGCCCGTACGTGCATTTGGTCCGGTCCTTCGCCGACGAGAGGTGTGGCAAGCTGGGTGCGGTCTACCAGGCTTCCAATTTCCGGTTCGTGGGGCAACATCAAGGGGAGTTCTATCTTCTGGACGGGGAGTGGTTCCATAAGTCGCTTCTGAACCGCGCGCCCGTGGACAAGCGTGGGTGGACTTCTGGCCCGAAGGCAGCTAGGCTGCGCGCCGGGAAAGAGCGAGCTGTGAAACATGTCTTCATGCAGTACCAGTACCTGAAGCCTCTTACGCATCGCGGGGAGAAGAGCATCCTCCTCCCCGCTCTCCCGTTCCCGAAGGCTGGTGTGGTATGAATGCCGCCCTGCAGCTCTTCGACTCAGGTTTCACCGACCTCGTCAGCGTGATTCCCCCAGGCTCCACGCTCGCGGAGGGGACCACGATCAAGCCGGATAGCCTGGGCAAGGTTCCCGGCGTCCAGAAGGCGGACGGGACCTGGGCCGGGTACCCCTGGACCACCCAGGACGTCCACAGGCCTACGGCCAAGAGGTGGTCCGACTCCGGGGCCAACATCGGAATCAAGGGTGACCGCTGGCCCGGCCTGGACATCGACTGCGACGACCCCCAGCTGGCCGACGTCGTCCACAAGTTCGCGGTGCAGCAACTGGGGGAGGCCCCCGTCCGTCTCTCCCGGGACCCGCGCCGGCTGCTGGTGTACCGTACCGCGGCCCCGTTCGCCAGAGTGGCGCTGGTGATCACCTGGAAGAGCAGGAGCCACACTGTTGAGTGGCTGTGCGACGGGCGCCAGTACCTCGTCAGCGGGAAGCACCCCTCAGGGGTCGACTACCGTTGGTCAGGTATACCTCTCTGGGAGTGGAGCCCGGACGACCTGTGCCTGATCACGGGCGACCGGGCCCTGGCCTTCCTGAAAGCCCTGGGGGCCGCGCTGCAGTCCAAGGGGGCGGAGGTGGAGCTGGTGGGGACCGGGGCCGCCCAGGCTGCCCCACCGCCCCAGGACGACCTTAAGGCGCCCTCCATCGAGGCCCTGGGTGAGCTGGTGGCGAAGCTGCCCAATGTGGAAGAGCACCGGTCCGGGTACATGAACTACCTTTACGCCATCAAGGCCGCCGGCCAGGACGACGAGGTCGGGGCGAAAGTGATCGCCCTGGACTGGGCCAGCCGATGGGAGGGGGGACACAACGACCTGGAGTGGGTCGAGGCGGACTGGGACAGCCTGCACGGTCCCTACCGGCTGGGTTGGAGCTTTCTCCTGGATCGAGCCCAGGCGGCGGGGGAGTACTCCGCGGCCCGGGACGCGTTCGTGGCAGACCTGGAGGCGCCTGACACGTCTGTGGGCATCCTGGACTCTAGTTCCCCGTGGGTAGAGGGCCCCGACCGGGTCCGGTACACGGACGAGTGGGTCACGGACCAGGTACGGGGACAGGTGGAGGGGGAGCTCCGGTACGTGGCCTCCTCCAAGGCCTGGTACGTCTGGGACGGCCACCGCTGGCTCCGGGACGAGGGGATGGACCACCAGCTCCGGCTGCGGGAGATTCTCCGCAACCTCTGCCTGGACCTGGAGGCGCGCGGAGAGGCCGCCCCGGGCAGGGAGGGGGGGCCCATCAAGACCGCCGCCCGGAAGTTCCAGGGGGCGTCCGGGATCAAGGCCGTGGGCGACCTCCTCCAGGCGTACGTCGCCGTCCCCCAGGACGCGTTCGACGCCGACCCCTACCTCCTCAACACCCCCTCCGGCGTCGTCGATCTCAAAACGGGTACGATCGTACCTCCCGACCCGGCGCAGCTGCACGCACGCTCGACCGCGGTCGGGCCAGCGGAGGGGCCAGCCCCGGCCTGGGCTGCGTTCCTACGCGACCTGACCGGGTCCGACCCGGCCCTGGTCCGGTACCTCCAGAAGGTCACCGGGTACACCCTCGCGGGCGACATCAGCGAGAAGACACTCTGGTTCATCTGGGGGAGTGACGCCGACACGGGCAAGAGCACGTTCATCCGGGTGATTTCGGAGCTGTTGGGCGACTACCACGACACCGTGGACGTCGACACCTTTGTCGGCCCCAGGAGGGGGGAGATCCCTGCCGACCTGGCCCGGCTCCCTGGCGTACGCCTGGTCACGGCGACCGAGCCCTCCGCCGGCCACAGCTGGGACGAGAAGCGGATCAAGGCGATCACGGGAGGGGACGAGATCACGGCCCGCTTCCTGTACGGCCAGCCGTTCACGTACAGCCCCCAGTTCAAGATCGTGATCGTAGGCAACCACGAGCCCGAGATACGGGTTGTGGACGACGCCATGCTGCGCCGGATCCATATCGTCCCGTTTAACCGAAAGGTACCGCGCGAGAAGCAGATCGAGAACCTGAGCCAGAAGCTGCTGGAGCGGGAGGGTCCCCAGATCCTGCACTGGATGATCGAGGGATGCGTCGCCTGGCAGAGGGAGGGCCTGACGCCCCCGTCCGCTGTGACCCTGAAGACGGCGGAGTACAAGGAGACGGAGGACACGTTCGGCGCCTGGCTGGAGGAGGAGTGCGAGCTGGGCGAGGACTTCACGTCCAGCCGTCAAGAGCTCTACTCCGCTTGGGCGGTCTGGTGCCGCCAGCGCGGGGAGGAGTCTGGTACAGAGAAGACGTTCAAGCGCAGGATAGGCGCGCGTAAGCTGTCCATCCGGGACCGCCTGGTGGGCGCACGCCGTCTGCACGGGTATGGTGGGATCCGACTCAACCTCAGAGTGGAGATGGGGACCGATGCCTAGCTGCACGTGTTCGTGCCACCAGAGTGGTGACCTCTGCATGGAGTGCTGCGCCGGTCCGCCCGACAACTGGCGTGGGAAGTGTGTCAAGATCGGGCGCATCGTCAACAAGACCTACCAGAGCAGGAAGGAGATGTGGCTCGCTCTCTGCGAGATACGAACAGTCCTTCAACAAGAGGAGATGGGGACCGATGCGTGAGACCCGTAGAGTAGGGAGCCACCTTCGAGTGGAAGACCGGCTTCAGCGTACCCCTGTGAGTCACTCCGTCTGCCTGGACTGTGGTACCCGGTGGCCGGAGGGGGGATACGTTCCTAACTATCACTGCTGCCCGGGAGCAAGGAAGCCGCTCCAGGACGTCCTGGTCGCGATGCCGGCAGACGCGGACGGCAGGAAGGACACCCCGATCGCGACCGGCGTGCTCGACTACTTCCCGGCAGCGATCGCTGAAGTCGCCCGGGTCAGCAAGAAGGGAAACGACCAGCACAACCCGGGACAGCCGCTGCACTGGGCGAGGGGGAAGAGCGTCGACCACGCCGACTGCATCGCCCGCCACCTGATCCAGCGTGGTACGCGCGACACGGACGGCGTGAGGCATACGGCCAAGGTCGCCTGGCGGGCGCTGGCGCTGCTCCAGGAGGAGCTGGAGACGGAGGCTGGATTCACGCCTGGCTGATAACTACGGCGTTTAATGCCCGCACAAAGCCTCGGCAGTTGCGCCTAACTGCCGAGGCTTTGTCGTGTTCACGTTTTTGTGAACTGGGGCGCGGGTGTGAACCTACCGGAAGAGATCGGTCTGCTGAAAGTCCTTCGGGCGGCCCCAGGCAGAGAAGAAGTCCTTCCCCTCCGCGATGTTGCGCCAGAGGTTCGTCAGCCCCTACAGGTCCTTGCCCGTCCGGTAGTCGATCGTGGAGCCACCCTCCCCGGGCTTGCCCCGGTTGTGGGTGTTCGCGATCTCCTGCGCCTTCAGCTTGGCGTCGCCCAGGAGCTTGGCCCGCGTCTGCTCCGGGGTCCGCCCGAAGGCCGGGTCCCGCTCCGCCATCCCGAGCGCCTCCGGCCCGTCGCGTCCGGGGCGGGTCCAGAGGTCGCCGTTCGGGCGGAGGAACATCGCGACGTCGCGGGGGTCGCCCCCGATGTCGGTCCCGGCGTCCTCGGCTCTCAGCGCCGCCTCGGCGTGCGTCCTACCGTAGTAGAGCTTCCCGTCCTCACCACGGACGATGGCCGCGACGAACCCGTCCCCTTCCTTCGCCGTCTTCCCCATCGCCTTCAGGACGTCCGCCCCCGTCTCGAACCCCTGGAGGGCGCGGCGGGTCATCCCGGCGGCGGCCCCCAGGACGGGCAGCACAGACAGCGCGTCCAGGGTCGCCAGGAAGGGGTGGCCCCCCTTGATGTCACGGGGGAGGTCGGCGGCCAGGGCGTTGACGTCCCCGGGGCCCGGGGCCATCTCCGCCCCCAGCACGCCCCCCAGGGCGCCCGCGCGCCCCGCAGGGCTGTCAGGGACGCGCTGGGCGCCCCAGGATGCCACCTGGGCCGCCCCCGGGGGCGCCAAGCGCCTCGGGACCACGGAAGCCGGCGGCGAGCAGCCCACCCCCGGCCCCCTTCAGGGCGTCCCAGTACGCCTCCCTGGGGTCCTCCCGGACGTCCCGGGCGAGCGCCTGCGCTCCGCCCACGATCGCCTTCGACGCCCCCACCACCCAGCCCGCGACCTTGTCGTACGTCGCGTTCCCGTGCAGGAGCGCCTGCAGCCGCTCCCTCAGATCCTCTGGGTTCATCGCCCGCCCACCACGCCGGCGGTGGTCCCCGCCGCCGCCCCAGCGCGGGCGGCGCGGGTGCTCACGGCCTTCAGGAAGACGATCTCGTTCGCCAGCATCTCCGCCGCCTCCTTGCCGTCGCCCAGGAGCGCCCTACCGATCTGCTCCGACGCCGCCCGCCTCTCTTCCGGGGTCAGCCCCACCAGGCGGACAAGGATGCTCCTCAGGAGCTGCTGCTTCGAGGACGGGATGGCCGCCTGCTGCCCCAGGATGTCCGACAGCTGGCCCGCGGTCGTCGAGTTGCCTGAGATCGCGTTCCAGGTCATCTGGTACGTCCGCTCCCGGGAGAGGTCTGACAGGAGCTGTGACATCGCGGGGTCGTTCTTCGCGACCACCCGGAGGCGGTCGATCATCGTCTTCCCTGCGTTGACCAGGGCGTTCGCCTCGGCTCCCCCGCCCACCCGCTCCCGCAGCGCCAGCTCGATCTCATCCAGCATGCCCAGCCGGAAGCCCTCCCGGGCCTCCTCCGGGAGCTTCTGGAGGGCCTTCACGATCTCGTCCGGGTCCTTGTTGACCATCTTCTTGCCCAGCTCGTGGGCGTCGATCCGGCGGAGGGCGACGGAGTAGGCCGCCTGCGCCTCCGGGAACCCGGGGATGTCCTTCATCGCCTCCTGGAGAAGCTCCAGGGCCTCCGTGGCGCGCTGGGAGGCACCGGGCCGCCCGGACGCCCTGGCGGAGGTCGCGTCGTCTCTCAGGTCCACCAGGACGTCCTGCAGCTCCTGGAAGGAGGGTCCGCGCTCCGGGGGGAACTCCATCCCCCGGGCGGGGCCGGTCCCACGACGGATGGCCGCCTCGGGCGCACGCCTGCGGACGATTGACTGGATCCGGGGGTCCTTCAGTGCGTCCGCGACGACCTGACTCCGGACCTCTGGGAAGGCGTCCTCCAGGGGACGGTACATCCCCTTCGAGACCGCCTTCCGGGCCTCCTCCGCCGCCTCGAGCGACCTGGAGTAGGTGAGGGGGATCTGGGACGCCTTCCTGAGGTCGCCCGCGATCCGCTCCCCCCGGTCCTGGGCGCGCCGGGCCAGGGCCTCCACGGGGCCCCCCGGGGCGTCCAGGGCGGGCGCAAAGTTGCGGGCGGCCTTCGCCTCCCGACCCAGGCTGGCGGGTGCCAGGTCGGACACGACCGCGCCCTCACCGACCGCCGCGACCTGGCCCGGGACGTCCTCGGTCAGGATCCCGGCCTCCCGCAGCGCACGGCCCACGACGCCCTCCGTGGGGACGCCTGACGCCCCCCGGCGGATGGCGCGGACGGCGGCACCGCCCCCTCGGACGGCCCCGCTGACCGTGCCCCCCAGGGCGAGCCCCAGGAGGGCGTCCTTCTTCGCAGCCATCGACCGATCCATGACGCCGCCCTCAGCGTCACCCATCCCGTACACCCCCGCCCCGGCCCCACCCATCAGGCCGCCCGACGTGATCCCGGCGGCGGTGGCGCCCATGACGGGCGTCGCGAGCTTAGTCAGCCCGGTCGCGCCCGCGGCAGGCAGAGCAGCCGCCCCCGCGATCTCGGACGCCAGGGACGCCCTGGGCGCCAGCGTCCGGAGGTCTTCCACCCGCTGCCTGTCACCCAGGACCTCGTCCGCGAAGTTCATGGACAAGCCCTGGCCCATCATCCGGATGAAGTCGGTGACAGCGTTCCCCCCTCCGGCGGACAGCCGCTGCTGCGCCGCCGCCGGCGTCACGGACGCCTCTGCACCACCCACGGACGCGGAGAGGTCACGGAAGGCCTTGAACTGGCCGCCCGTGACCTTCTCGATCTGTGCGTCTACCCTGCGCGGGCTCTCTCCCGCGTCGAGCGCGGCCAGGGCCTGCTCGTACAGCTTCCTCGGATCCCAGTCCACACTACCTCCCGGTGATGCCCTCCACGGTACCCACGACTGCCAGGTCCGAGAAGGTGAGGGGGTTCGCCACGACCCACTTCCGGCGGAACCCATTCCAGCCGGAGAGGGACCCGTTGTCTTCCATGTACTGGTCGGCGAGGTTCGCGATCTCAATCTTCCTGCGGGCGAAGCGGCGCATGACCTCCACCAGCAGCCGGTTGCCCTCGACCGTGTTCCCGAGAGCGGGGACCTGCTTCTGGAGGAACTTGATGTCGCGGTCCGACATGGGACCCGTCATCCCCTCCTTCATCTCCAGCGCGAGCCCGTTCGCGATCCCGGAGAAGAGCTGCTGGCGCCCGAGCTTGTCTGCGTCCGCCATCCCCATGGACGCGGCCAGGTTGCGGAGTGGGGCCGTCATCTCCTCCAGCCCGCCCGTAGGCATCCCGCCCGCAAGCAGGGAGTCCATGAGCTGGAGCGTGTCCATCCTACGCTCCGCGGTGATCGCGTCGTCAGAGATTTGGTTGTACGCGCCCAGGGCCTGCTCCGTCAGCCCACGCTGCATCTGGGCGCCCGTGTTCAGGGTGACCGAGGTCCCCCCGGCGCGCTTCAGCTCCCCGTACTGCTCCATGAGCCCAGCACGATCGGTGACCGGGATCTTGTCCGGGTCCACACCCCTCGACCACAGCAGCGCACGGAGGTCCGGGGGGAGCGGGTCGGGCTCCGGCTCCTGGAGGTTGCTCGCGATCTGCTCCCCGTTCGGCCCGACGAGGACGGCGTTCGGCCCGAGGACCTTGGACTCCTGGGGGGTGGCGAAGGCCAGCTCGGAAAGCACCTTGGCCGCCTGCTCCGGGGGCATCATGCGGATCATCGCCAGCTGCTGGGGGGACAGCTTGGACGTGATCGTGGGGTCCTGCAGCGCCTGCGTCAGCCGCTCCTGCTGGGTCATCCCGTACGCCTGGGCGCGTGCGTCCCCGCCCACGCCCTGGCCCTGCATCAGGCCCTGCGCGATCGAGCTGCCAGCTGTGGCGCCAGGCTGGCCGGCGGCGGCCATCATCGCCAGCCCCGCTTGGATCGTCGCCTGCTTCCGGGCGATCGCGTTCTGCTCCGGCGACAGACGGGGGTCGTCCTGTCCGGAGGTGAGAGAGTCCAGGGCCCCACGGAATCCACCACGCGGGGCCGCCTGTAGCGGCGTGGTCCCGGTCGTAGCCGGAGGCGTGGGATCCATGAGACCCTGGGGTCCAGAGTAGCCCTCGAGGAGGGCGGGATTCACCTGTGGCATCAGCTGCTCCAGGAGGGAGCGCCGGCGCCGGGGGTCCGGGAAGGGGAAGGTAGCCATCAGCTGAACAGGCCTCCAAGGCCACCGAGGATCGCGCCCCAGGGGTTACCCTGCCCCGTCTTGGGGTTCATGGTGGCGCCCCAACCGGCGAGCGCGCCGCCGGCGGCCCCGCCCATGGCGGACCCGCCGGGGGTGGTAACCTGCTGCCCGGTGGGGCCCATCCCGAGGTTCATCAGCTGCATCGCCTGCTGCTGGCGCCATATGGGCTCCACCATCTGCTGCTGCTGGAGCTGGCGCTGCTGGTTCTGGTACCCGACCCCCCTCTGCATCGCGTTCTGGTACCCAGAGTTGAGCAGGTTGGCGTTCTGCTGCATCTGGGTCTGGTCGAGCTGGCCCATCCTGATCCCGGCCATCACGCCGTGCCGGGAGCCACCGAAGGCGCCCGCCTGCATCGCCTCCTGGTTGGCTCCAGTCGCCGCCCCCGCCCGGAGCTGGTCGAACTGCTGGTTGTTGGCGTCGATGACCTGCTGCTGGTACGGGTTCATGAACTGAGCAGCCTGGTCGCCGACGGACATCGTCTCGGGGCCGGTGAAGAACGACCCCTGCTGGTTCAGGATGCTGTTCGCACCCTGCTGCCCCTGCTGGCGCATGGAGTCGATGTACTGCTGGGACTTCGGGTCCACGCCGTACGTCGACGTCTGGGTCTTCGGCTTCAGGAGCGCCTTCCCCAGGCTCATCGCCCCACCGAGTAGCATCGGCAGCATCTTCGTCCCCTCCCCGGTGTTCGTGAGCCCCAGACCCACCATAACGGAGGCGGCTGGGGGTTGGTATTGCCAGCCAGGCTACTACGCGAGGTCTGCGTAGATCGTGACGGAGTCGACCAGTACGGAAGACCCATTGTACAAGTAGATGTCCGCGCGGCAGGTTGTCGGGTACGCGGTTCCCTCCCACGCTTCCGTGTCCTCGATCACCATCGACACGTACGTGTCTGGGGAATTCTCGACACCCGTCTGCACGAGGACGACGTTCCCTGAGATCATCCTCTTGTAGACCTCGACGTAGATCTGGAACGCGTCCGTGACGGAGGCTGCGGGAGTCCACCCAATTGTGTACGTGTCCTTCGCGGGTGAGTCAGAGATGACCGCGATCAGGGTCGCGTCCGTGATCAGCTCTGACCCAGCAGTGTAGTCGCGCTTCCACTTGAGGACCCGGATGGCGGACATGTAGCCGGTACCGTCCACCTCCCCGAAGGCGACCACCACGAAGGTGACCGTCTGCCCCTCCTCAACTATGGCGGGCATGTCCTCGTAGAAGTTGGCGACATCCTCAGCGGTGAAGGTACGGCCGACCAGGTACTCCCGGGCGAGGATGTCACCCAAGTCGTCGGGTGTGGTCCCGTCCAGCGTGTAGAGTACGGCTATGCTGCGCGTGTCCCAGTCTCCACTGACGGAGACGGAGGCCGTCACCTTCTTGACCGTGGCTACGTAGGTCTCACCCAACTCGATCTCGGCGGTGACGTCCGGGACCCGCCCAATGTCGAACCCGGAGCTGGTCACGGGGAGGGTGTAGTAGGGGTATGTCTCCTTCAGGTACTTCAACCGGGCCTGGATCCAGGACAGGTGCTTGCTGTCCATCACGACCCGGGTAGTCGCCCAAGGCTGACGGGTCAGGGTGCAGGCAGTGTCCGCGGCCTGCACCGTGAGCGGGGAGCCGAAGACTGTGATCGTGTTCGCCGTCACGGACAGGATGAGCAGGTCGAGCCCGTTGTTGCCCGCGGTGCTCATGTTCGCGAGCGTGATCCGGTCGTTTGGGTATACCCGACCAACGAGCGACGTCGTCCCGACCTGGGTGATCTCGTTCTTCGCCGTGACCGCGAGCGACGTCAGGCCGGCGGAGTTGTCGTACGTCCAGGAGGCGGCGTACGGGAGAGCCTGCCCGAGGTCCGGGGTGTCGTCGACGTAATTTGTCCACGCGCTCCACAACCCCAGCCCCAGCTTGGTGCGCGTCTCGATTTCCACCGCGCGGAGGTCCGGGTCTGTCAGGAGGAGTACCATCTCCGCCGCAGCCAGGTCGCCCGCGACCTCCAGGTACGGATGGTACGCGGCAGTCGCATGGTTCGAGGAGTAGAACTCCACCTTGGAATAGGCCCCCGCCTCCCAGGCTGGCTCCGTATTCGCGAAGTCCGCCGTGATCGCGAGTCCAAAGCTGAAGGGCGTGTGCGCGTCAACTGCGATCTGGAGGTCGTCGAGAGCGTCCCCGTTCAGCACGAACTCCACCCAGTCCCCTGTAGCGAGGTCATCCAGCACGATCGGAGTGTCGAGGTACTGGTACCCAACACCGAACTCCAGGTCGTTGTAGTCCCCGTACACCAAGAGGTCCGGGTCCGCCGGCGTCGCGCCACAGAGCATGATGCTCATGTCTGTCCCCGCCGTAAACGTCTCCGCGACGGAGGAGACCCGGAGCCAGAGGGAGGTCCCGGCAGAGAGGACTGTACCCGTCGGGATGTTATCCATTGGGACCGTCACAATCGAACGCTGGATGCCCCTCCAGTTACCAGAAGTTGATGCGTGAGCGTAGACGCTGACCATCAGGACCCCGGACACCCGTGAGAACTCGTAGGTCTCCCCGGTGGACCCGTGCATGTTGGCCCAGGTGTCGGTAGACGCGTACCACATTCCCGCGGAGCAGTACGCGTCCTCTGTGACGGGGATATCGAGCCCCGTGAAGGCTACCTCGCCCTCTGACTGGATCACGATCGCGGGGTCGATCCCCTCGTAGCCCGTGCCACCGTGGAGGGCGCCGCGGTAGACGACCTTGTAGATACCTGTCGCGCTGGCGGCCCCGAAGACGGTGACGACGTAAAAGTCGTCGCTCACGCCGCCAGTGCCCCTGGTCTCCCCGATCTCCATGTCCGCTTCGGCAGGATCGGAATCGCGAGCGGTGACCCCGACCTGGTACGTCACGGAGCCGCCACCAGAGAGCCCGGTCCAGCTCTTGTACTTGCTGTCAGGGCAGGCGACCGTGATCTCGGCCACGTCGTCGTCGTAGTCGATGATCAGCTTCGGCTGCGCCTGGTAGTCGACAACAGTTACCACCGCGTCCGGAGCGGAATCGAGGTCAGCAGACGTCCGGAACCACTGAAGGTTGCCGTACGCATCGGTGACGTCCATGTAGAAGTGGAGGGCACCGACCTCGGGCAGGGCGATGGCGGCCAGCCCCGCGTACTCCGTGTACCCGACGCCAGCGCCCGTCGGCCCGATCTTCTCGTTCGTCGCGGTGAACGAGTGAGCGGTCACCATCAGCGTCTCGTTCAGTGGGCTCCCCACGCGGACGTTCGCCGACGCCGGGAAGAAACCGACGTCAGGAGCGACCACTTTCGCGTAGACGGCACACGTCTTCGCGGATACATCCGTCGTGACCCACATAGACGCCGACAGCACCTTGGGCGCGGAGACGACGTTCATGATCGTGAGCTTGACTTCCTGCCCGAAGCCCGTCTCGGAAGAATAGAACTTCAGCCAGAGGTAGCCGACCTCACCCGTCGCGAGCTGGATCGCGGTCGTATCGCTGTAGGGCATCGCGGACGCCAGGATCTCCGTGTCCTCCGCATCCGGCTCCTCGAACCCAGTGTTGTTCAGCGTGTAGTACGCGGCGTACGTGTCCGCGTCGGAAGAGGAGACCGCGAGCACGATGTACCCGTCGTCGTCCAGACTCATCGCCGCGAGCCCGGTCGCGTACCCGTCGATACGCTGGCCCATGCCCGCGATGATCCTCATCAGCTCCGCACGGAACTGCGCCTCATTCTCCCGGCTGTACGCGACCGGGGGGTTGCCGAGGTTCGGGTTCGCGAACTGCTTGGTCAACGACGCCCCCTGGGAGTGATCTCAACCCGCGGCGTGCCCCACCTCCAGCCTGCGGTGACCTGCTCCACCTTCAGGCGGACCTGGCGAGCGGTGATCCGGATGGGGGTTGGGTTGGTGAGCGTGAACGCGGAGCTAGTGGTCTCCGTGGACGTCGGGTACAGCCGGTGCTTGAGGTAGACCCGGGACTCGCCCAGGGTCTCCTCGTCCGGGATGATGTACCGGATCATCATCAGCGTGTCGCCGTCGCCCAGCTCGAACGGACCAGATTCCACCCATGGCGTGATCGCGGCCCCACCCACGTCCTGGTACGTGGTCGCCTTCTCGTGCTCGTACGCATTGCCCAGGGCGTCGAACGCGATCGGGTACTCGAAGAAGCCACGGTCGATGCCGGCGGTGCGGACCAGGTCCATCACCGACCACCAGTCGTCCTTGTAGTTGTAGACGACGACGGACGAGTTCTCGGTTCCCGTCCCCGGGTAGTACCACCAGATCTCGTTGAAGTCGGTGCGGACGTCGGCGTAGATCTTGGACGCCTGGGCGCGTATGATGCGGTTGAAGACGTAGTCCGCGACGGGGCAGTCGAGGGGGGCCACGAACCCGTCGTACTTGAAGAACCCGCGGGGGCCCATCCAGAACGCACGCCCGTCGACGACCACCATCCCGTGCCGGGAGATGACACCACAATTACGGCCCAGCTCCGTGAGGCCGTACACGAGCGAGCCACCGATGTAGCGCAGCGCGAACAGCTCCGAGTCGGTCCAGATCAGGGTCTCGCCCTTGCCCCGCTTGCCGTTCATGATCTGGCCCGTGCCAGGAAGCAGGAGGTCGCCCGCCTGGTTGGTGGCGGTCGGGGTCCAGGCGGACACGCTCTCCTGGTCGGGCCACTGGATCTTCCGGCGGTCGCCGCCAGCGCCGAGGGCGACCACGAAACGCTCAGGGGTCACGACGGCAGAGATGCAGGCTGGGGAGCCCGGAGCAGTCGTCGCGGCGGCGGCGCCGGAGGTGTCCTGGACACGAAGCTCCTGGTCGGCGGTGGAGACCGCGATCAGGTCCTCCCCGAAGTTGTCCAGGGCCCAGGTGGTCGCCTCCGTCCGGGAGTAGTAGGTACCGGAGGCGTCGGCTGCGCCAGCGGTGAAGCTGGTCGAGGGCGTGACGTCCACGAGGGACGATCCGTCCCAGCGGAAGAGCTTGGCGGCGGACCCGAACGCGACCAGGGCCGACCCGTCGTTCTTCCTCCACCCGTGCATCCCCCGCATGATCGCCCCGCCCGTCTGGGCGGCGAGGACACCCGTGAGCCCCGCCCAGCCGCCGATCGGCTGGAGGACGCCGTCGTGCCAGCGGACGCAGGACCCGTCGTACCAGCGGCCCCGGGCGTCGTAGACCGTACCCGGGCGGACCATCCCCGGGGGGAAGGTGAGGGGGAGGTAGGTCACACGAATCTCCGGACGAAGGCCACCAGAAGACTGACAACGATCCCCACTATCGCGCTGACCGTCCCCGCCATCCCGAACATGCGCTGCTGGTTGTCCTCGACCCGACGGAGGCGGGTGGACGTGTTCTCCGTGTACCTGGCGAGCCGCTGCTGCTCGCGCATGATCCCGTCTACGGTCCCCTCAATTCGACCGAGGATCTGATAGATGTCGTCGGACACGGTCAGCCCCCGATCGGTGTGAAATTGCGGACCATGGTCCCACCCGCATGGTAGGCCCAGTCGTACTGGTGCATCTCTTCCAGCCTGCGCTCCAGCTCGCCGACCCAGTGGCTCGCCCGCGGGTCGGCTGCGATCCGGTTGTCATACGCGATCGCTTCACGCAGGACGGCGTAGAGGTAGATGTCGGAGTGAGACGCGATCAGCCAGTTGGAGCCGGCGGAGAGCGCGGTCAGCCCCAGCCAGAACGTCATCTTGGTCGAGTAGGTCGCGTCCGGGGCCGGCGCGAACCGGAACTTGGCGTCCACGATCGCGGCCTTCCATGGGACACCCGTGCTCCCGTGAACTGACTTCAGGTATCCCAGCTGGTCGGCGCCCACGATCTCGATCTGGCCCTTGTAGCTGGTCGAGTCGTGGTACCACGACACCAGCTCACGGAACCCGGTGGGGACCGCGAGGTCGTCCGCGGTGATCGAGAACGTCGCGGTCGACAGCGTCCGCACGCGGGGGTCGCGGTTGAGCGTGCGCTCCGCGTTGATGATCAGGAGTGGGATGACCGCTTCCAGGTCGCCCCGATTCAGGAAGTCCATCACTGCGCGGATGAGCGTCGCGTGCGTCGTGTTCGTGATGCCCGTCCGGGCCGGGTCGACGCGGACGTTGCCCGACAGCTGCTCGAGCCTCTGCTGAAGAGCCGCCTCCCAAGCCGGGACACGCGTATCCTCGACGAGGTACGGGCCCGCCTCGACGAGGGTCGCGTAGAGGTAGATGTCGGGCGCAAGCGTCAGCAGCCAGTTGGTCGTGTTCGCATCGGAGAGAGCGGTGACCGCGGTCGTCGCCCCGTCCGGATCCTTCACGCGGTAGTCGAGGTTGAGCCTCTTCTCCGCGAGCTGGATGAAGACCTTGATGTTGTCCGTCAGGTCCGTCCGGTTCAGCCAGAGGGCGACCTCACTCTGCAGTGTGGCGTAGGTCGTGATCAGAGCCATCTCAGTCACCCTTCTGGAAGTCGACGTGCTCCAGCTTGTAGTCGAACTGACCGACGTGCGCGCAGTGCTTCGACAGGTCCTGGTCGACGTAGACCGGGACCCCGAGCTGCTTCAGGAGCCTGCAGAAGTAGACGTCCTCACCCATCTGCCGCCCGCCCGGGAGGGCCTCGAACCAGAACCAGGGCTCGACCCCCGGGTCCGGGAGATCCTTGAGGGCGGACGTCTTTATGAGCACCAGCCCGAACCCGAGCGCGTCCACGCGAGCGAGCCCGGTCGAGTCCGCGGTCGTCACCAGTCTCTTCCCCTGGTCCGCTGGATCCTTGAGATCAGACGGCACCTTCTCGATCGCGACGTAGTCGGTCGGGATCTCACGCTTGGCGTAGTTGATCCCCACGACGGGCAGATTGTGGCGGAGGAGCAGAGCGAGCGACTCCCGAGGGAATCTCATGTCCGTGTCGACCCAGAGGACGTGGGTCACGTCCCCGTCCGCCAGGATCCCCTTCAGGAGCTGCTGGCGGGCACGGTGGACGTAGGTGCCGGAGACCATGTTGATCCCCAGCTGCGCCCCCTCCGGCATCGCTGCCGCAGTGAACGCGACCAGGCTCGCCAGGTCGTACATGAACGTCGCCGGCACGATCTCATGCGTCGCCATCGCGATCGCGATCTTGACCGGCTGCGTCTGCCCAACGAGGGGGACATTCTCGTCGGCGATGTTCATACGAACCTCCCGGGGGCGGCGCGGAAGGCTTCGTTCTCTGGCTGGGCCAGCCAGCGCAGGAGGGCCTTGTCGTCACGGGCGATCCCCTTCCGGTCCAGCTCCATATAGATGTTCATAGGGATCGACCCGACCCTGACCATGTCCTTGCGGAAGTGCGACCGTCCCTCGTTGAAGGAGGCCTTGTTCAGGTCGACGAGGTCGGTGACGTCCTGCTGGGTGTCGATGACGGTGTCGGCCCCATCAATGTACGCGTCCCTCCGCAGTCTACGCGCCGGGTCGTAGTCGAACAGCATCTTCACGGTGTGCTCCAGGAGAGGGTGACGCCGGCGCCGAGGCAGGGAGTGCCCCCTATGCAGACGCCGGCGAAGCCGCCCACCCCTACCCTCGGGATGAAAGAAAAGCGGCGGCGGGTTGGGCGGTCGTCCAGGACTGCGTAAAGCGAGTCGACCGTAGAACGCAGGACCACGTTCGACATCCAGAGGGCGGCACCGGCCTTGATCTGTTCGTCGAAAGCCGACTGCCAGCTCTCCACCACGATCACCAACGTGTCGATGATCGCGTCCCGTGGCACGACGAATGGGGCGCAGGTATCCGGGACCGCCACCGCCCGTACTGCCACCACCATCTCCCTCACCTGACGCCCCATTTCGTCGGCCATCCAAGCAAGCTGCCGCGCACGTTCTTCCGCGGCGTCCGCGACCGCAACGAGTGAGTCCGCCCTCGCCCGCAACGTATCCGCGGACGCGAGGGCGGACGAGGCCCGGCGCTCCCATTCCTGAGAGCGTCGGGCCTGGAACCCCGCGAAGGCCGCGGCGGCCACCAGGACGGTGACCGCCACGACCTGCACAGTCCACCTCGGCATGGCTTAGTCAGCCGCGTCGGTGAAGACCTTGAGGTGACTCAGCACCTCAGCGTTGATCTGGTTCAGCGCGATCAGGCTTGCGAACCAGCCGCTCGCCCCGGTGAGCTCCCCCGACCCGCCCGACATGGCGCGAGTGATCGAGTACGCGGTCTCACTGTCCGTGCCCTCGGTGAGGATCAGGCTGTTACCCACGTTGCCCGGGATCCTGGACGTGATCGTGATCGTGTGCGCCCCGTTGGCGGAGGCGTACATGCCCGCCGGCTGGACCGTATCCGCGCCGTACGTGGTCCCCGACGTCCCGGTGCCGTTGATCGCGGCGGCCAGGTTGGCGAGGGTCGTGGCCTCGTCCGCGCCCACGTCCACCTCATTCGCGGCGGAGGGGGACGCCTTCAGGGTGTAGGTGACAGCCCCGACGATCAGGGTGTCATCCGCTGCCCAGTTCTTCGTGCTCGTCACCGTCCCGTAGGCCGTGGCGAGCGTGACACCGATTGCCATGTTCGTTCTCCGTGAAGTAGGTGAGAGGTCGGTACGGGGGAGGTGTCAGTCCTCCCCCGCACCTAACCCGCTTAGGCCGACGTGGTGAGGTCGGCGATCAGGCCGAGACCGGCCTCCTGCTTCACCTTGAGCGTGTACTCACAGATGATCATCTTCTTCTCGGCGTCACCCGTCTTGGCGAGCGGGACGACCTTGTAGGGCCGGAAGTAGTCGATCTCGAGCAGGTCCCAGTCCAGCAGCCACGCGTCCCGCTCGCGCTGGAAGCGGTTGGGGATGACCCGGACAGTGCCCCAGTCCGTGACCCAGACGTCGGCGGAGCTGATGATCGCCGTCGCCTTGGCAGAGGTCATGTTGAAGTTCTGGGTCACGACGCCGGCGAACGTGCTGACGACGCCCTTGTTGTACGGGCCGACCATGAGCACCTTGGGGTTGCCGCCGGAGGCCCACACCAGCTGCATGATCCCCTTAGCGATCGTCTCGGTCAGGGCGACCTGGGTACCGTCCGTACGCACCGCAGACGGCACGCCGGAGGTGTAGGTTGGGCTCCCGCCCGAGGTGCTGACATAGTCGTTCGTCTTGACCCAGGCGTTCATGGCGGCCAGGGTGCGAGCAGTGCTCACTCCACCGGCGACGCCCGCCTGCGCCTGCAGGAAGATCGTCTCCTGGTCACGCTTCAGCTCCGCGGACCGCTTGGCGATCTCGAACGCCATCTGGCTCTTGCGCCCGGCCTTGTCGTAGTCCTCCAGGGAACCGGAGATGATCGCGGTCTTCCTGGAGATCTGGGTGTAATTGCCCACGCGCACAGTAGCCGCCTGCGCGGTGAACGCGGCCTCGTCGCCCTCGACGTGGGCGTTGGTGCCGTCAGCCGCGGCGAGCGAGTCCGTCTGCCACTCGACGAGGGTGCCCTTGGCCGTGCCGCGTCCGCAGCTCGACATGAAGGGCGTGTCCTCTGGCGAGATCCGATAGATCGCGTCCGACAGCTGCTCACGCAGCCCGACCTGGTCGTACTTGATTTGGGTGTTCGTCACGACAGCCATCTTCCCATCCTCCCGTTAAGTCGGCGACTCCCTAGTCGTCGAAAAGGTTTTCCATCACCCTGGCAGCGTCCCTGACGTTGCCAGTCTGAGCCAGCGCGTTCATCGCACGGCGGGCCTTCTTCTTCCTGCTGGGCTGGTCGCGTGAGGTCGTGGTCACGGGCTTCACGCCGGGCTTCATGACCGGCTTCGCGCCCTTCACCTTCTCACTCAACGCTTTCCCACCCTTCGCCTGCTGCTCGTCCCAGAGCATCGCCTTCCGGAAGGCCATGATGATCCTGTGGTCGCCCGTGTTGCTGAGATCGTTCTCGGTGTAGCCGTAGGTGGACGTGATGTACTTCGCCAGGGCACCCAGGTCCTTAGCCGCAACCGCGGGGTCCTTGCCCCACTCCGGGATCGCGGCGTGAAGCTTCTTCTTCTCCTCCGCCAGCTGCGCGTTCCACTGCACAGCCCGGTCCCGGGCCTCCTCCTGCGCCACACGCTCCCGCTCCTCACGAACCGCGTGCACCTTTTCCACCTGGCGCTGGTAGTCCGCGTACTCGACCGCGTACCTCTGGGGGTCCTCGGCCCGGAGCTTCTCCCAGTTCTGTTCCTGGGGGAGGTCGTCCACGACGATCTTCTCCAACTTCTCAAGCAGCGTGCTGTACTGCTGCCGCGCGTTGCGGAGGGGCTCCAGCTCTGCCGCCCTTTCCTGGGCGAGAGCCGTCGTCTTCCGCGTGTAGTCCGAGGTGCGGCTGTAGCCCTGGAGGAGCTCCTCGAGGGTGACCTCCAACTCCTCTCCGTCGACCTTGACCTTGTGGAGCTGCGGTTCCTCTACCTGCTTCTCTTCGGCTTCGTCGTCCCCAGGCTCGTCGTCCGGGTCATCCCCGTCCGACTCCTCATCGTCGCCATCGTCCTCGGGCTCGTCGCCCTCGTCCTCAGGCTCTTCAGAGGCTGGCTCATCGGGAGTGGGTTCCTCGGCGTCCGCGGCATGCGCGGGTTCGTCCGAGCCCAGCTCTGCGAAGAGGCTCATGTCCATCCCAGGCTTGGACTCCCCGCCCCCTCTCTCGAAGGGAAGGAGTTGGTCCGGGCCCAGAGTTGGCTTTTCCATCGTTACCCCCACTGTAATGACGGTGGAGACCCGCGACTATTGCCTGTGTGGCACCCCTAGCCGTTCCCGGGCTACCTCCCCGTCGGCGACATAGGCGCGGAGGGTCCTCCGCACCGCTTCCAGGCCGCGAACCGCGGCCCAGCACTCCTCCCGCTTGGCGGTCTCACCCGCCTCCGTGCTCAGCCAGGAGATGGCGAGGTTGGTCTCGGCGCTCCTCAGGGCCGACTCCAGGACGGGGTCAGCCATCAGTGCCTCCGCGCGCACTGCGCGAGAGAGCACCTCGTCCGCCGTCAGGACCTCCTCGACCTCGAACACGCTCTTCATACCTCACCCCCGGGGGCTGGAGCGGCCTGCGCCTGCTGCGCCTGCTGCGCGGCCTGCTGCTGGGCCTGTTGCGCCTTCACGTCCGCGTCCATCGCTGCACGGTCGAGGGCGACCGCGGCCTTCATCGCCGCGTCCTGGATCTCGACACCGTGCTTCAGCTCCAGCTCGCGCTCCTTGAGCGCAGAGTCGCGGGCCAGCTTGTCACGCTCACGGTCGTCCTCCATCTGAGCCTTCCACTTCTCCAGCTCGAACTTCTGGATGTCCATGGCCATCTGGCCCTCGGCCTTCATCTTCTCGATCTCGACCAGGGCCATGTTCGGGTCGGGCGGGGGCTGCTGTTGGGACGCAGCCTGCTGTGCCTGCTGCTCGTCGTCCGCGCTCCATGGACGGTAGAACTCCTCGCTGTTCTTCCAGCCCATCAGCTCCACCAGCTTGCCCAGGGTCGCCCGAAGCTCGACGTTGGTCACGAGCGGGCTCCCAGACTGCATCAGGCCCATCTGGTTCTGGAGCTGCATCTGCAGGGCAGCGATCCGGTCCTCGGGCGTGCCCTGCCCCAGGCCGATGTTGACCTGGACGTCCATCGTCGCGTCCCAGTGGCGCGGGTCGATCGGGATGTACTTCCCGCGGAGGCGATACATGCGCCCAGGCTGCGGGTGCTTGATCGTCAGCTTGAGGATCCCAGTGAACATGCGCCTCATCCCGGTCTCGGCCAGGTTGCGCGCGATCAGGTCCAGCCTCTGCTGGGCGGCGGAGAACGTCCCGGTGACGGCGGCCTTCGTTGTCGACTGCAGGACGTCAGCATCCAACCCCTGGGACGCACGGGTCGTGCCCGTCCGGGACTCCTCGATCTCCTTTGTGTGGGCCAGCATGGGGAGCGTGTCGGGCCCGACGAAGCTGTGCTTGACCTCCCTCATCATCCCAGGCCGGCGGACGCGGATGAACTTGACGACGTCCGTGTTCATCGCGTCCTGCATGTTGACCTCGCCCTGGACGATCTCCGTCAACGGATTGATGGAGATCGCGAGCGAGTCCAGCGTCCCACGCAGGATCTGGGAGTTGATCAGCTGCAGGTCGCCCACCAGGTCGTAGTTGCCCATCCCGACCAGGGTGTGCGCCTCCAGGTTGGCACCCCATGCGGCGAACGGGCGCTCGTCCACGATCTCCCCGTCCGGGCCGTTCAGGATCTTGAACTGGGGCCCGGCGCAGTCGAAGCGGCGAAGCTCCGACACGCCGTCCCCGTCCAGATCCATCAGGGCGTAGGCCTCGGTGAAGAAGACCAGGCGCTGGGAGGGGTCCCTCTCATCGTCCTCGGCCTCCGTCCCGTCCCCGCCATGGTACTGGCGCGACTGGCGCAGGGTCTCGGACGACAGGGCGCGCCTGCGCCCGGCCAGGTCCTCGATCTCGTCCAGGTCGTAACCCATCTCGACCACGTCCGACAGGGGGACCTCCCGTGCGTGGGCGACCAGGGGGGCCGAGTCCACGTCCCGGGCGTTGGGGGTGAAGAACATCTCCTCCGGGGGGACGGCGGCGTACCGCTCCCGGCCCGTGGTGATCGTCCGGGTCACCCGGACGTCGTACAGCGTGTCAAGAGGGGCCTGGGGCTGCTCCGGAGCCCCGGGAGGGCCTGGGGCCGCCTCGGGGGGCGGGGGGCCTTCCTGGGTCCCCAGGATCTCCAGCTCCGCATCCGGCTCACTGGCGAGGAGGGTGAGCTCCTGGAGTGTCAACCCGGTGTACTCCGTGGCCTCCACCCTCTTCCGCTCCTCCCACCACCACTTCGTCCACCCGATCCGGCGCACGAGGGCGTCCTGGATGACCTCGTACAGCGTCCGGTAGCTGTCGTTCTGCTGGGTGACGACCCAGTTGACCCAGTCCGTCTGCTGCTCCGCGACCGGCTGGTCCTCCGGACCGTGGCCCCGGAACTCGACCGCACGCTCCGGGCTGAAGAAGACCCGCATCAGGGTCGGAAGCTGTCGGAGGGTGACGTCTCTGACCTCGGTCGTGACCACCTTCGACCGACCCTTGACCTCGTTCCCGAACGGGCGGGCCCAGTAGTAGTCGGTCGC